GTTTCCCCCCGATAAGCATAAACATGCTACTATCTGATTAGTGTTACATGAGGATAGAGGATATGGAAGCTATAAGTTTAGAGAAACAAGTACCTATGCCCAGGCTGCGGACTGTGTACAACTACCCCTATGAGGCTATGGAAGTAGGTGACTCATTCACGGTTCCTATTGCGGACAGGGCTAGGGTGCTGAACGCTAACTATCGGGCCTGGAAGGGGCTGGGTATCAAGCTACAGGCTAAGACTATTGGTGACGTTGTACGCACTTGGAGGGTGTTATGAAGCTGGAACTGGAAGTAGACGGGGAAACACTGGCGCAGGATTTCTTTGACCAACTGGTCATGGGTTCTATGCGGGACATCATCCAGTTGATGAATGGCTGGGATGAGGGTGACAAAACTATTGCCCCTGCTGACCTTGAATACAACCACAAGGTGCGGGATGCTTGCCAGGTGATTCTGGAGTACATGGGCTTGCCAACAGAGGTAGATGAGGACTAGATATGTCTGACCGTGAGATACTGGAGATGGCAGAGGCGAGGGTGTTGCTCTACTCTTACTTTGCTGCCAAACGTACTTACGGTGCGCCTGCTGCGCGGGCATTCCTGACTAAGAACCTTGCCAAGCTAGAGAAGCTCTACGGTAAGGATTGTGATGTCAGGATACGCCGGTACATGCGGCATGTGAAAGACACAGAAACTTTTACCGACGAATAATGAAGTTTGACCTTGCCAGGTTTTATAAGTTCTGCGCCCAGCTCAAGATTGAGAGTAAGGAGGACGGGCTTATACCCATGTCAAAACCCTTGGGGACACAGACCTATGTGATGGAAGAGATTGCGAAGGGGTTGGATAATGATGTCCACTTCTTTGTAATTTTGAAAGGACGGCAACTTGGAATCACCACTATCTCGCTCGCCCTTGATCTCTACTGGCAATTTACGCACCCCGGTTGGCAGGGAACGCTGGTTGCTGATACAGAAGAAAACAGAGACATGTTTCGTTCAACTCTTGGGATGTATATGGAAGGACTTCCCAAAGAGTTCAAGATTCCGCTGGTTGCCCACAATCGCAACCAAATGGTACTCAAGAACAGATCGCGTATCTTCTATCAGATCGCTGGCAACAAGTCTCGTCTGGGGCAGGGTAAAGCTATCACTTACTTGCACGGTACTGAAACGGCCTCATGGGGTAATGAAGAGGGTCTGGCATCCCTGATAGCCTCTCTGGCTGAAAAGAACCCCGAGCGTCTCTACATGTTTGAGAGTACCGCCCAGGGCTTCAACATGTTTCACGACATGTACAAGACTGCCAAGTTTGCTAAAACTCAGCGTGCCATCTTCTGCGGTTGGTGGCGTAACGAATACTACAGCGTGGGTGCAGAGGACGCTATCTACAAGACCTACTGGGATGGCAAGCTATCCGGTGATGAGAAGGAGTGGGTCAAGGACATCAAGAAGTTGTACGGGGTAGAGATCAACTCCCGACAGATGGCGTGGTGGCGCTGGAAGATGGCCGAGGGTATCAAGGATGAATCCCTGATGTACCAGGAGTTTCCACCCACCGAGGACTATGCCTTTGTGATGACAGGTACTAGCTTCTTCTCCAACAGCCGTTGTACGGACGCTGCCAAGGTGGCTAAGAAAAATGTGCCGGAGTGCTATCGGTATTTGTTTGGGCAACAATTTCAAGACACACAGGTGCTGCGCTCTACAGAGCGGCTGGGTACTCTCAAAATCTGGGAGGAGCCTGATGACAAGGGTTACTACGTTATCGGCGCTGACCCTGCCTACGGGTCTTCTGATTGGGCAGACCGCTTCTGCATCCAGGTCTACCGCGCCTACGCTGACGGGCTAGACCAGGTGGCCGAGTTTGCTACCAGCGAGATGAACACCTACCAGTTTGCCTGGGTGATTGCCCACTTGGCCGGAGCCTACAAGAACTCCACCATGAACCTGGAGGTCAACGGGCCTGGGCAGGCTGTCATTGCCGAACTCAAAAACTTGCGCCGTATTGCTACTGCTACACCTGGTACGCTAGGCAAAAATCTGCAAGATGTTCTGGGCAGTATGCAGAACTACATCTGGAGGAAGCTGGACAACATGGGCGGGCTGTCCAACAGCATTGGCTTTATGACCACCCACCAGACAAAGGAGCGCATGATGAATTACATGAAAGACTTCTTTGAGCGCCAGATGATGAACGTCTACAGCATGGAGTTGCTGGAGGAGATGAAGACCATCGTGCGGGAGGACGGTTTCCTGGGCGCACCTGGCCGCAGCAAGGATGACAGGGTGATAGCCTCGGCGCTGGCCGTGGTGGCTTGGGCAGAGCAAGTGCAGCCCCGCCTGATAACCAACTACGTCACCCGCGAGAAGCAAGCCAAGGATGCTATGACCAATGACCAAGACCTATACGTTGGCAAGGTGGCCGCTAACTATTTGCAAAGAATAGGATTGCGGGCATGATACTGACCAAGGTAGAGCTGCTGCGTCAGGTAAAGAAGCTCATGCTTGACAAACAAAAGCCGGTATCTAACATCCGCTTTGCCGAACTCTGCGGGGTGAGCGTGCGGAATATGTACAAGATATTCGTTACAGAGGATCTGCCGCTAACCGAAATGGTGCAAATACGGGTCAACAGGGGCTACGATTCCTACAAAAAGGGGTTGGTGAGGGTCATGCAACGCCGTGACCAGACCCACTTTGTGGACTATCGTAAAGAACCCAAGCCTAGTTTTGTTCCTAGCATGGGGCTAAAGATAGATAACGGGAAGATTTCGCTGCGTGTCGGAATGGTCAGCCGGTACGATTACAGTCAACGTGACCTCAATGGGGATTGAAAATGGCAGTATTGAAGGACTATAAATGTCTGGCGCACGGGTTTTTTGAGGCTTGGGAGCCTCGTTGCCCTAAAGGATGCGACGGTGAAGCGGTCATGGTGGCCTTTTTGCAACCGGTAGGAACCCGTTCTGAGGGTACTGTCCATGCTGACAACACCCTAAAAGGTCTGGCAAAAGACTACAACATGACCGATATTAAGTCCACGCGGGAAGGTGAATCCCAGCCAGGACTGCAATCTAGGCAGCAAAACCCGTATGCAATACAGTGGGGCAACCCAAACCAGATTACTGGTTACGACTTGCGCCCTATTGCGGATGAATCTGTGAATGGTCTAGAATTGGCAAGACAAACCGGCAGGATAAATCCGCTGAAGCCAACCTTTGTACAAAAGGATCACGAAAACTTGTCTATCCAGAAATGAGTTGACGCATGATTATTCCCAAGTCACCAGAAGACCGCGAGGAATTCTATGTAAGCCTCATGGGCAAGTGCCTGGTGTCGTTGGATCAGCGCAAGACGCAATACGACAAGCTCAAGTGTTTCTTTTTGTTTGGATCATCCCCTGATGACCCGCCTGCGCTGTTTAACAAGATTGCGCCACACATAGACCAGCTCAATTCGTTTCTGTATTCTTCAGAAACAACCCGCTTCTCTATCAACATCGGCGCGTCTGTTGATAAAACAGAACACACCAAGATTCCCGTGCTGACCCGCGCACTCAATGACCGCTGGCTTGACAGCAACACAGACCAAGTTTTTTCCACGGCCATCAACTGGTCACTGGTTTACAACTCGACGTTTGTGAAAGTGATTACTGGGAAGTTGGGAAGCATTCACCCATATCTGATTGACCCATCTAGCATTGGCGTGTTGCGGGAAGACCGGCCATACACTGACCGGCAAGAGGCAATAGCGCACCGCTACTACATGACCAAGAGTGAGTTGTACACACGGCTGTACAACCACCCTAAACGCGACACCATTCTCAAGCGCGTGTTTGAAGGGCCAAAGCCTATGGATGAAACGCCAAATGCCATGAACCGTTTGGCGTTCTCAGCTGTCCAACCCAACGTCACGGGTAACGTCAATCTCTCGCTGGAGAGCATGAGCCGCTACCAGGCGCAAGTCGCCGAGGGTGTGGTGGAGATGGTAGAGATGTGGGTATGGAACGATGAAACATCCGACTACCAGGTAGTCACGATGGCTAACCCTTACGTCGTAATCTATGACCGCACTGGCGAGAGTATGTTCCTAAAAGGTGAATGCCCGTTTGTGCAGATCTGCCCCAACCCGTTGTACGATTATTTTTGGGGACAGAGTGAAGTTGAAA